GCTTTTATCTATTATGGTATATAGCTTTAGGCGTTTACTTTTCGTATAAAATCGGCTTTCCATGTATATTTAATTTTTTATAAATACCGCTTAATATCCGGCGTACTTGCCCGTCGCTTAGGTTTAGTAATCTCCCTATATCCTCGCTCGTCATAGGTTTACCGTCCCGCTCATTATTATAGTACGTATTAAAACAAAATCTTACTACTTGCTTTAACGCCTTTTTATCGTCCTCCTTTATCTTTTCTTTAATGGTAAAGTCTATAAATGCGTCCTTATACGTTATTTTTATTATACCTCCCTCGCAAACTAGGCGTATTTGTCCGTTAATAAATAGGGGCTTTACCCCTTGTAGGTATTTCTTTATATTTAATAACGTAATCTCTAGCATGATGTTTTTATTTAATCTTGGATAAAGTCCGCCTCGTTTACGATGTTACCTTTAATAATTTGCTCGCTCTTGCTCTTAGGTACTCTACCGTAATTAACGTTTAAGATAAACTCCGCAAATTTACTATTATATCTACCGTTTGCCGCTTGCTCTACTATTAAACTCTCTAGGTAATTGTTAATAGCCTCTATAGTTCCCTTAAATTCTTTTAATTTATTATAGTTTTCCCGGTTAGTATAACTCATACCGCCTAGAAAAATCAAAAAGCCTCATATACTAGGCGTCGTTTTCCATTCTATACGCTCCTTTATCTCGTATTTACTCTCTAGCTTGTTAGTAATATCCTGCCTACCCGCCTCCTTTTTACTTGCGGTACGTTCGGTAATATCCTCCTCGGTAGTTAGTTCCTCGTTATCTGCTACCTCTAGGATAGCGTGGGTAGTTCCGTTAGTATCTACCGTAGTTACAGGTATAATCTCATAATAGCGCCTCTTTTCTAAACATGTTAGGATATAAGTATTAAATAGCTTTAATAACTCCTCCGGCGTTTTGAATAACTTAGGGCGTCCTATAAGTAGGTGTTGTACCTCCTCACTATCTACCGTTATTTCTCTCCGGCTCTTTTTTATTATCTGCGCCTTTTTCTTTTCCGTTTTAGTTTTTACGCCCGTTTTTTTCTTTTTTCTTACGTTTAGTTTAGGTTTTTCCTTTTCCATGATGTTACTAAACATTAAATAAAAGCTGTTTTTGGTTGTATATCTCCATCTCTACTCTAGGGTTAGCTTTATCTACCCCGTTACAGGTTATATACATCTCGTTTATTATTTTCCGGTTATCGTCCGCTAGTAATCAGTATTTAACTAATAAATCGTTTATACTCTCTACCTTATTACTTAAATCGCATATCCTAGCGTCCGGCATGTAAAACTCGTACTTTATTTTAATCTCCTCGTTTATTTTTAACCTGCTTACCTGGCTTTTTAGCTCGGCTAGTTGTTTGTTTTCCCGCTCTAGGTAGGCTTTTGAGCTTATTAGCCTTTTGCCCGTCCGTTGTTTGCTGTTTTTTTTGCTCGGTATCCTCCCTTTTAGTACTAGCTTTATATACATGGTCCTTTAATAGTTTACTATCTAAAATAGGGTTTTTACTCTCCTTTTCCTTTTCCATCGCTTTACAATGCGGGCAATACGTCAGCGCTACCGGTCGGTTATACTTACATTTAGGGCATATAACCGGGTGGCTCTTAGAGTTCGTTTTTTTCTCCTCCATGATGTTTACTTATTATCTAAATATTTAGCCTTATCCTTTTCTAACCTACATAGGGTATCAAAAAGGCAAGCTCTACAACTATTTACTACTATCCCGTATTTACATTTAGTAGTATCGTCGCTATTTTCGTAGTATTTCTCCATTTTGTTTACTAAAACATGTAAAAATATTCGTTTAATTTTTACATATTTCCTTATCCTGTAAATTTTCTTTACATGAAAAAAGCCGCTTACTTTTAAGCCGCTGTATTAGTTCTCATGCGTCTACTAGTTCTTTTACGTAGTATTTCTCCCCGGCTATTATACTATCTACCCGGTGGTGTTGCTCTATACTATCTACAAAAACTATATTATTAACGTTATTACGGTATTTAGGATATGTACCTTTTGGTAAAGCGTGGGCGAATTGGTAGCTCCTTACGTCGTCAAGCCTATAAAATTTTCCGGTTAAATCAGATTTACCCCTATTTTGGATATATTTAGCCTTAAAAGTTATTAGCTCGCTCCCTCCGTTTGCTATCCTCTCCTTATGCTTTTTACCTATTTTGTTTAACATAACGCAAAATACCTAACTAATTAAATAGTTAGGCTCTACGTATTTTCGTTAACCCATCTTTATAGTAGTAATATGTAGTACTTAGTCAAGCCAAAATTATATAAAAAAGCTACTTTATTTAGTAGCCTTTTTCTTTCGTTTATAGGTATTAGTTTTAGGTACGTCTACCCTAGGTTTTCTATGGTTTTTAAGGTATCCTCTAACCTCCGCTACATCTACGTACTTTACGCCGTATCAGTTTTTATTATTTCTCGTTATAGCGTTTTCTACTTTAACGGGTATAAAAGCTCGGCTCTCTAGCGGTATCCTGTGCCTATCTATCCCTTTTTTTTGGGCTAGCTCCGTTTGGCTATACAAATTTATAAAAGCCATTGTTTTTCGTTTAGAAATAAATAAAAATTACTTGCGTATTACTTATTAGAGGGTAAAGGCGCAGGGCGTTAGAAATAACGCCTTTTTTTAATCGTCGTAATTATCGTCGTCGTTTTCTAATATACGTATAGCTACCTCCTCCGGAAATTTACTTTTATTTTCCTGGTAATAATCGTAGCTATTTTCTATAGTAATACAATTATCCTCCGGGTCTATATATCTAACTCATAAATGGAAATCTCTAGGCTCAAAATGCCCTATATATAAATCTGTATTTCCATCTAGTTTTTTTAATTGCTCTATAAGTTCGTTTACTTTCATGATGGTAAATATTAAGTAATAAATTATCTTACTCTAGCGTTAATTAACCGCTCAAACTCTTTACATCGTTTAGCTAGAAATCTCCGCCCTAGCTTACGATTAGGCGTATGCCCGTACTTTTTAGTATCAGCGTCAAACTCGGCTAAAACGCTCTCTATACATTCATGGTCTAGCCATGCTCTATCTGCGTTTTTACCCGTAACTATTTCCTCCGCCTTAAAGTATAGCTCTCGTAATAGTTCGTAGTACTTATTATAAGTATAGTATCCGGTAACCTTAGCTTTTTTATCCTTAGCTATCCGCTCGTCTAACTTTACGGGTATATTATATAGGTTTGTTAATTTCATGATGGTATATAATATAGGATAAATCAGAGGGCTACCATGGTAGCGCCTCCGTAATTGCTTTATCTATCTTTTTGTACTCCTCGTCTAGCTTTACTTTATGTAATAGCTTAGCTAGTTCTCTAGCTCCGTCCTCGTAGCTCTTAGCGTTACTATCCTGTTTATTTCGTTTTTCGTAGTAATCTCGTAACGCCTCCTCTATGGCTTTATTTTCCTCGCCCATAAGTAGGTAGCTAAAATCTTTAGTATACATCGCTCCGGCTAGGTACGCCTCGCAAGCGTGTATAAATACATAATCGTTAACGTAATACATGGTTATAATTATTTTAGAGGGTAAAATATACATAAATCGCTAAATACTCTATGAGTTAAGCTATCCAAAAACTTATTTACTTTATTAACGTTCTCCTTATAAAATTTTCTACCATACATATCTATCTCTAAATCACTTATAGCTATACTAAATATTTGGTGGTACTCTAGCGATTTATGGTAAATCTCGCTTATCATTTCAGGGCTACAATAGTCCTTAATTTTCTCTCCTATAAAATGAGAGGTATCGCTAGTAGCTATACAATGGCTAATAGCGTCGGCTACATATTCGTAACCTTGTTTAGTTAGTTGTTTTTCCATGGCGTTAAATAATAGAGGGTAAAAGGGTTTTTAACGTTTTGTAACATATCGTTACATCTATAATATAACAATTTGCTATATTATTTCAATACCAATTTTATATATTTTTGGAAAATAATCAAATTTTTGACGACTTTTTTTAATATAAAAAACCCGTACGGCTAAAATACGGGCTTTTTTGCGACTTTTTATATTTATTCCTCCTCGCTAGCGTTTTCGGTTGGCTCGTTTTCCTCCTCCTCGCTTTCCTCGGCGTCGCTTTCGTTAGTATTTTCGTAAATATCTATAATCTCTTGCGGAAATATTACCCCGGCGTTTTTCATTCTAGTATACTCCTCTAGGCTTAAATACTCCGGTACATCGTGGGTATCTATATTCTCTATATGTACGTATCCATCAAAAGTACGTCTATCTAAACCGTTATACAAAAGGTCTAACGCTCTTATTTTATTTTGTAGCTCCTCGCTATTCATAAATACCTCTATAGGTATCTTTACGGTTACCATCGCCTCCGGTATCCTTAAATCTACTATCTCCTGGTCCGTTACCTCCCTATATTCTATTTTACAGTTTACGTACTCCGCCATACGTTTAGGGTTAGCCCATTCTTTAGTACCATCTGGTCTAGTTACTATTAAAGCAAACATGCTATAAATCATTATTAAATTAAAAGCGTTCGTTTAATTTAGTTGTATCCATGACTAAACAACTGCCCTTATAATATACATATTTTTATAAAAGCGTTGGTTTTTTATCCTCTATATGAGAGCCTAGTTTTAAGGTCGGCTAGCATTTCGTCTATGCTATTATATCCTAGCTCTAAACCGTTTATATTTAGGTTACTGCTAGTATTATTTACTGTACTATAATTTTGTACGGCATTTCTAGGCTGTACGTAACTAGCCTGGCGTCTAACTATAGCCTCCGGTCCGTTTTCTCCTACTAGGGTTACTCATTTATTAAGCTCTCCTCCGTACGCCCTAGAGCTATCGCTACTACCTAAACTTAAATAGTACTCCTTTTTAGCTATCAGCGTATCTACTTTAGCTATCTCCTCGTCTAGGCTCTTTTTTCTAGCCTCTACGTTCTTTTGGAAAACCTTAGTATACTCATTCTCTAGCTGCTCTTTTCTAGCCGTTACGTCTACTAGTATTAAAGCCTCCTCGTATTTCTCTTGCTTAAATTGCTCTAACTGGTCGCCTAGGTTTTCTACCTGGTCGCTTAACTGTTTAGCGTACTCTAGGTTATCTACATCATGTATAACTTGCCATTGTCCCTCTCTATCCATGTAAATACCTCTTAATGTACCGTCGTCGGTTTGTATTACCTTTATTTTTTGCTCTCCGGCTTTAGTATCCATTTGGGCTTGCGCTATCGCTTGTTTTTCTAGGGCTATAGCTTTTTTCTCCTCTAGTTCGGCTGCCTTTTCGTTAAGTTTATTTAGTAACTCTTGCGCCTTAGAGGTTTTATGCGTAAACTCCTCGGCTTTACGTTGCTCCTCCGTAGTATTTTCCTCTATTAGTTTAATCTCGTCTAATTTCTCCTTTAACTCTATTAACTTTTTAAGGTCGTATCCTTTATACTCCGTTTGTCCTCGGTTTTGGTATGTTTGTATCTCTTTTCGGCTTAGCTCCTCGGCTCTTTTTTTCATGTATTCGTCGGTACCCATCAGCTCTTTACGTAATTCTACGTAACGCTGCCCTAGGCTATTAACTGTATCGCCCTGTATCTTTTCTAATTGCTCGTTATAGTCCTCTAGGCTCTTTTGGGCGTCCCTCCATGTTTTACTAGCCTCCTCTCTTAGCTTTTCGTATTCGTCCTCTACCTTTTCTATACTATCTACTAGTTTATCGTAGTTTTTTTGGTGGTCGCTTAGGGCGCTATCCATATCGTTATACATATCCTCCAGGTTTTCCCCGTATTCTTTTAGCATATCTCCGGCTTTACTACTATTTCCTCCGCCTCCTCCGGCTCCTCCTAGTAGGCTTTGTCCTAAGGCTCCCCCATCGGCGCTAAATGTACTACCTCCGCTAGCTTTATATGTATTAGAGCTAAACTTATCTATACGTTTAATATAATTGTCCTCTAAATCTTGATATAGTTTATCCTGGCTCTCATTTCGTACGTCGGCTACATCTTTACTCTCCTTTTTTATGTAATCTTTCATACCCTTAGCGCTCTCGCTAAATTGCCTTTTTTCCTCTTTCCATCGGTTACCGATAGTTTGGAAAACGTTATCGCCTTTTTGTACGGGGTTTACTTTAACGTTACCCGCCTCGTATAAACCGTCCCAAAAGCTCTTACTAGTAACTTTCCTAAATACTGTATCAGCTGTATTATATAGAGTTTTTAACGCTCCTATAATACCCGTAATACCCTGCTCTAGGTAGTAAAAAAAGTCGCTCCAGTTACCCTCCATACCGGTTAATCATTCCGCCGTTACTCTATCGGCGTCCGTCATTGTACCGGCTATCTGGTCGGCTATCCAGTTAGCCCCTTTACCTACGTTAGCCATTAAAGTATTAACGTTATCCCGTATAACCCCTATAACTGCTATAGCGCTATCGGATACAGTTTTAATTACGGTAAATATCTCGCTACCTGCTCTTTTTAGGTTATCTGTATTATCGTCTATCCAGTCGGCTACTTTATCTACTAGCTCTTTAATAGCCGGTATAACCTCTAGCCCGATACTTTCCCCTATACTAGCTAGGTTATCCTGTAGGTTACTCCATTTACCGGCTAAAGTTTGGCTCTGTTGCTCCATAAGGTCCGCAAAACGTCCGCCCTCGCTACTCATACTCCTAAAAGCCTCTACCATATCGTTAGCTCCTATTTCTCCCTTACTTACCATATCTTGTATCTCGGTTTTAGTTTTACCTAGATTTTTAGCTAGTTCGTCTAATAGCGGTACTCCGGCGGTAGTAAAATCTCTTAACTCCTTACCGGTTAGTCTACCCTGCGTTAAAACTTGCCCGTAGTTTAGGGCTAAACGCTCTAGCGGTACGTTTAATCATGCGCTAACATCTCCTAACGCCTTTAGAGTAGGTACCATCTCCTCGGCTGTTACCCCCATCGCTAAAAGTTGCTTAGCGCTCTCTCTTATCCCGGTTAATTCAAAAGGCGTTTTTTTAGCAAAATCGGATAGTTGCGCTAGTAAAGTTTTAGCCTTATTAGCGTCCCCTAACATCGTCGTAAAAGATATAGTAGCCTGCTCCGCATTATTTCCTAACTGTACTACGGCTTTACCTATCTTAGTAACCGCTGTAGTAACTGCTGTAACTATAGCCGCCTTACCGATAAAGCTAGAAATCTTACTAAATAAGCTACCGCTCTTATTTTCAGTTTTATTAACCTCGTCGCCTAGTTCTTTAACCTCCTTTGTTACCCCGTCTAGCTTTTGGTTATTTAGCTCCTCTAGTTCTTTATCTACGGTTTTTATACCATCTTTAGTATTCTTTATTTTATTCTCTATTTCTTTAGCATTTAATCTCGCCTCAAATTCTAAATCTCCCTCTCCGCTTTTCTTAAAATTAACTATATCAGCTCTAGCCTTTTCTAGTTCTTTTTCTAGCTTTACCTGGTTAATAGTTAAATCTAGTTTAAGGTCCTGTTTATCTAGTATTTTTTGCGATAAATCGGCGGCGTCCTCTACCTCCTTTTTAATCTGTTTATCGTCCGTTTGAGCCTCTAACTGTATTTTTAATTTAAGGTCGTCGTTAGCCATCAGATTTTTTTATATAATAAAAAACTAGGTATAATATACCCAGTTTTCTAAAAGCGTTGGTTTTTTATTTATGCGCTCTTTCCTGTATATAGTCTATAATTTCCTGCGGTTTTTCCGCCCATGTAAACTTTATAGGTTTATCGTTACCCGTGTAAATTACGATAGTACGGGTAAAGCTCTTATACTCTATATCGTTTACTTTATCGTACGGTATATACTTATATTTCTTAAAAAATAATCAGCTCTCTATTACTACCTGGTTATCCTCTAAATGTATCCTTTTACTTAATACCTGGAAAATAGGTGCTAAACAAGCTAAAGCTAGAATATAAGGTACTAAACTATCGCTATTATTTCCGGATATTCGTAGTATAATTCATACAATTAACCAAAAAATAATAGTACCGTACTTATACTCGGCGTTTTTACCATAACATTTATAAAACTTTTCTTTATCTGCCATCGTTCGTTTAGTTAGCATATAAATAACTTGTTTTATCTTTACGTTATATTTTTACAAGGTCTAGTTAAATTTCTTATTAG